TTCAGATCTTTCAACTCCAAAGTTTCTTGCATGTAGGCTTGAAAATTCGCCGTGTCACCACCCGAAGGTAGGTTCACAATGGTTGCGTCAGTTCCAAACACAGGGCGCATGTTAGCTTCATTTACTAATCCACTGAATTGCTTTATTCCAGCACTCGGGTGGGTTTTCATATTCACTTTGTACGTCCTGTCTGGTTTGAACGTGTGGTTAACAAACAACCATTCTGTTCCTCCAATTGGGAAGGCGTTACACCACTCAGGTTCACCAAATACAATATCAAGTTTCTCGTCGAATTCTTGAACAATTGCAATATGGAGATTTCGATCAATTTTTGCCTCCAGTTGGTCTAATGTCGATGATTTGGACGCTTCTGGATAAGTGGCTACATTCGAATAAATCCGCTTGTATTTATCATCTCGTTCGATCAGAGTTCTTGGAACTTTTGCTGCTGATTCAATACGAGAGATGATCGCACCCTCTGAGGTATATGTTTGGGGTGGTTTTGGACTAAAAAGTTGATGAATCGCAAGACCCGTGAGCCCCAAGGCTCCCAAAGTCAACAATCCAGCCGTAACTGGATCTCTTTCAATTTTTTTCCGCATTTCGCGGAGCAAATCTGAGACTTTTGCGCGCGAACTACCAATTAAATGGTTAGCTCTCTCACGCCAATGTTGCCCTTCTGGCAAATAGTCATCCTTTGTTGGCTCTGCGTCCAACCCAAACGTGAAGTCATCTGGTGTAAGGGGTTTATCCGAAAATTCCTTACTAATCAGATCTCCAAAATAGGTATTGCTTATTTTTCCTGTTTGACCGTCAAGCCCTGATTTAATATAGGCTTCGGATTGATTGGAAATGGGCAAGAAGTCACCTTCAACTGCACACTTAGCACAAGGCAGTGTGTATAAAGAGTGATGTTCACAGTGTTTCTGATTGTGTAGATCCGTGGAGGACGACACAATTTCTTCTTGCAAAGCAAAATATCCTGGTGTTGTTGCGGCTAAGTAATCGATCAAATCGACCACTGAGGCGTTTTTCTTGATGGGGCGTATTCCCCAAATGTCTTGTAGATCACAACCTTGAACTCGCTTGACGTCAACGACGCCTAGGTTCATGTCCCAAGCGTCTGGCATTGACGTTTTAGCAAATTTAGGATGCAAGCCTCCTGTAGGTCCAGTCGAGTCCTTCCTTAGAGAAACATCGATAACTAAATCAAAGCGTCTCATGATAGAGGCAGGATTAACTGAAAAGAGGGAAGCATGCAGATCCTTTGTGTTGGTCGTGACGACCACGAGTTTGCAACGAATGTCCATTTTACCCTTTTTATCCGCTTCCGGACTAAGGGCACTACAGTGCATATTGTTGATAAACTGAATCAAGACGAAAAGTGGATTTCCATCAGCTTTCTCTGGTTTTGTATTTCCCATATCATCAAAGCATACACAGATGTGCTGCGATCGGAAATCTGACTGGTACTTATCATTGCCATTGATTGTTCATGCATACTCCTTCCCCTCAGGGAAGTTGTTAGCCCTACACACAGCGTGGGTAACAAGAGTCTTCACAGTACTTTTTCCAACTGAGGATGGACCACGAATCAAGACGGAATACGGTTTAACCCGCAA